TTGGCTGCAGTTGCGCCACCCCAATAAAAATCTTTTCTAAAACTCATCGCTATGTCCTCCTTGTGTTTAACAGTATGCTATCAAATATCGAGAAATAATACTTGTTTTTTTCATGATTTGAAACAAAAATACGCAAAAATAAAAGGGAAAATGACCTTTGTTACTGATTTGTTACTAATTATGCACTAACTAGAGATAAATTAATGTCTTAAAACGCAAAAAAAGACAGACGGCAATCTGTCTTTTAGAATAGCAGAAACAACGATTGTCTACTAAATCTAAATTTCATTTAATATTTTAGTATTTGTTTCTGCTCATGTCAACTTAGACTTTCTTGAGATAGTTGGCACACACCCAACCACTTGGGATTCTTGCCCATCCATCTCTAAATTCTTTCACGGTTACTCTAGTTCCTTTTTTTAAAGCACCTGTGAATGTAGCATGTTCTCTTGCGTTGGCAGTTAACTCACTCTTCCTTTTGCGTCTGTATCCTGTGCCCGGTCCTGTTCTGACGATTAGACTAGATGCAGTAACTACATAAGTGCCTAAAGCGTTAGATGTATTTGCCTGTGGCTTAGATGGTGTAGTTGAAGTATTAGTCGCATTTGCATCATATTTAGGTAAGCCATACCCTCTGATGTATCTACCGTTAATCTGTAGTTTTCTTCTTCCTACTGCATCGTTCTTATTTCCTTCGATGACGGTAATAGTAGAACCTTCTACTTTTTCGACGATGCCAACGTGGTCTGACGAACCTTTATTATCGCCCTTACCACTGTCCTGCCAGTCATAGAAGATTACATCTCCTAGAGATGGTACATGTGCATCATCTTCACACCATCTACCGATTTTCTTAAATCCATTAATCATCTGGTTGCAAGAACATTCAAGTGGAATGATATCTGTGTAGCCCGCCTTAATCGCACACGCAGAAACGAAAGTAGCGCACCAACTATCTGTGTACTTCACCTTATAACCTCTCGCTAACGGTTTGTGACTATTATATACATCAATAATCTTTCTATGTGAGCCGTCAGATTCTTTGCAACCTAACCAGCCTCTTGCGATATCTAAAATAGTGTTTACAGTTTTTGCCATAATTAATCCTCCTCAAAATATGCGCCAATACCATAATTGTCGGCACACATATATTCGATTCTGCATCCTCGCGCAGTATTCCAACCTTTACAGAAATAAGCAATATCAGCAGTAGACAATAATTCAATAGATTTTCCGAGACACCATAAAGGAGTGCCCTTTCCCTTGATATGACTATCAATGATTTCAGCATCATCGCCATAGAGATTTTTGATGTTTTTGATAGCCTTTTCTCTATTTGATTTAATTTCTTTTTCTGATAAGCCTTTCATGGGTTGTGAAATAAATACCTTCATTTCTAATCCTCCTCATATCTTATGATTGGCGCTTTTGCCTTAATAACATTGATGTCACCTAGCGCAATATGAAAGACTTCATTTGTCTTAGAAAATGCTCTGCATTCATAATAAAGTCTTCTTCCGTATTTTCCTAACGTATCACTAGGTTCTAACTTTGCAGTGATAATATTCTCTTTTGCTGTCGCTTCTTTCCTTTTAATCTCACCATTGTCAACGATAGCGAAAACAATTCTATAATCATCGAAGTAATAAGGTTTGCATTCTGATGAGCATGAAAACTTTATCTGATGAGTAGTTCCTTCTACGACATCTATATCGTACTTATTACATTTCATTTATTCATCTCCCTTAAAATCTTCTATCTTTCCGACGTCTATATTGACTTGTTCGGTAAAAGTAAGTTCAGTGTCAAACTTAACGGATGCTTCAATATTAGTGTCATTTTGCGTGATATATATATGAGAGTCATAGGCAGATGTATTGCACACATCGATATCTTGCGAATGCGATAACTCAACGTTTATTTCTGTGACCTGTGTCTCATCATTTCCCGCTGTATATAGAAAAAGAGTGAACCAACCTCTACTCATCCCGACCACGCCCCATCGTTTGATTTGGCGTAAATTCTTATGAGATAATCGCCGTCACCTTTTGACAACTCTGAGTCTAGAACACTGACCACTCCTACATTTCCTGTTTTTAGACTGGTGCCACTTTCTACAAGCAGCCCGATTCCTCTTCCAGAAGATTCACCCTCGCGGGTTGCGCGAGCCTCCCATTCAGTCACATCCATATTACAATGAAATTTACAAACGCATTCATTAATCCCGAGCATCCTAGATATTCGATACTTATCTATAGTATCAATTGTCACAATAGGTGCTTCTGCAATTCTGTATTTGAGAGTGTAAAGCCCATTTGTAAGCCATACATTTCCTATTGCGGCAAAGGAAGAACCCCAAGCATCGCAGACAATCGAATTAGTTAACGATGTGCCAAAACCAACTGTTATAGTAGTTGTTTTTTTGTATGTATCTCCGCCATTTACAGTGAATCTGACGGCATTCGCGTATGAATACGAGCAGTTGAATACGCCAGTGAATTTAGCAGAAACAACAATCGCATTAGAAGGCAAAACAGGAATATCCCATGTCACGTTTTCACGATTGTGCCCACTACCTGATATATGAATTTTTACCATCGTTGCTTCTGCCGTTAATGTATATTCCTGTGCCATATCGTTATGCTATTGACCAAGTACCAACAGTATTCTTGACGAATACCTTGATAATCTTTTCGCCATCTCCGCTAGATGCGATTTCGAGGTCTTTACCGTAAATCTTGCAAGAGATTGCTGTGCTTGCCTCGAAAGTGCCAGTTGCGCTCATATTTGTAGAGCCGTTGACAGTGCCGATTAGTGTACCAGCATCGTGTAATGATGACTTAGATGGCACGACTTTAATCTTATATTCCGTAAACGCTACATCTGAAGTGAAACTGAAAGTTGCAACATCTTTTGGTGATGTCTTAGAAATTCTAGATACATCTGGTCCGATAATAGTAACCGCTGGTACTGATGTATCTAACGTGATACTAGTAGACGCTACTGCTGTTTCGTTATAAACATCATCTCTAACTTTAACGTATACAGTCTTTAAACCATCCCCTGTTGAAAGAGTGATATCTTTAACGTTAGCAAGCGTTTCCCAAACCGCATCCGATTCCTTAGCAATTCCATCGATGCCCCATACTTTCATCTGATATCCGTCTGCGGATTCATCAGTCACATTAATTGCAAGTCGAACTGCTTTGCTTGTAGTATATTGAGACCCATTATTTAACTTGATAGTCAACCCTTGTGGAGCAAGAGTATCAAGTGTTAGATTAAAATAACTTGCCATGCTTATTCTCCTTTATTAATTGCATTTTCTGCTACTTCTAAGCCTTTTGTTAAGGCTGATGGCACATTATCCCCAGCCTCTACAAAGTTCTCAATGATGCTTCTAAGTTCATTGATAATGAGAGATGCCAAAGTAAACCACCCAATATAGGTAGTAACCGCCAAGTCAATGCCTATAGTCTTTCCAATTTCAATGAAGATTGCAGAAGCCAAGAAAGCAACGAGTACCATTAGCCAATAACCGAGTTTCTTCCAAACTCCTCGCACCCCTTTAGCGCTGTTGTCTTTGCCTGTCAATCTTGATTTTCTAACTCCTGTAATGTAGTCGATAATATTCAAGACTAAAAAACCAATAAATAAAAACCAGTGCGTACCTAATGCAGCGGTTAACACTGCTACAATAGTGCCTCCGATTGCGTTAATCGCATCCATGTATTTTAATGATGTGTCGTATAATTTCATTTTAATTCCCCTTTGTTTTGTTTATTTGTTTGCTAGAACTCTCGGAATCATTACGAATCCTGTTATATAAGCACCTTTTGAGACAGTTACAGAGTCCATTGATATGAGTGCCAATTTATTACTGGATAAAGAAGGATAGTATCTTATTGCCAATCTGTATCTATTGTCTGTCACAACTGCGCTAAAGAAATTGCCCATACCACTGATAAGGTTAGGAAGATTCCCATCTCCCGGAGAGTACCCTGTTCCCGCTGAAAATCCTGTGTTGTTAGAAAAAGAGCCGTCATAAGAAAGAAACACAAAATATCCGTTATAGCGATACTTGAATGTGATTCCGCATGTACTCCCTAGTGTAACCGGTGTAGACCATCCCATAGGTTGCATAACTCTATGCTGTAATTTTCCATCCTTAAGAACAGGAATCCACGTATCAGTCTGATTTTCTGTATCAAAATCAAACACATAGCCATTGAATGACTGCGCTTCAATAGGCATGTCTACCTTTAATTTTCCAGTCTCTGCCTTACACCCAATCCCAATGCCTCGACCATCAGCAGAAAAATCTAAGAGTTTGAATGATGGCACGATAGCCGAATATGCTGAAACGCCTTCTGTCGTAAAGTAATCCTTTACAAGCACTCTGAACGAATAGGCATTATCTGTGCTGAACTTGCCAGTAGATGATATATATGCCTTGTTTTCAGCACTGTATGAGTCGGTATAAGTCGCAAGAGTTGTCCAAGTCTCACCGTTTTTATACTGAATCATGACAGTCTTATCATTTTTGCTCGCAACAGGCGCAATAGAAAATGAATAAGTGATTTTCACCGCTGTGCCGTCATCATCGGCTTTGTTGGTAGAAACATTCCAACGCTGTGCACTCACGTTCTTGACAGTTGGTGAGTACCACTCTGTAACACTAATATTCTTCGATAATGTAGCCTTCTGTCCTCTCGAATCCGTGATAGTTGATTTCAGAACAACTGTACCAGATGACTTGAGTGGCTGAGTGACGAACCAAGTATTAGGCCCTTGAAGAATCTGCCCATCAATCTCATTGTAATAATAAGTGATGGTAGCGCCGTTTTTCGTTGAGGTAGATACGTTACATTTAACTTTTGAAATACCTTGTATAATCGTTGCTGCCCCAAATCTGTTTGCAATAGTAGTGTCGTCATTTGTGTATGTGATTCCTGTGATAGTAGGCTCATAGCCCGATGGCATCAACAAATCTAATCGACAGTAGTTAGTACCAATGTACTTTCCGGCACGGTTATATGTATCTACCTTAAATGTCATATAGGACTGTGAAGAGTTGGTCATCTTATTAATCAACGAAATCGGAACTGTCCACTTGAATTCATCGTTCCACTGATTATCCGCAATCTGCACGTTAGTATCATAATAACTGTACGAGATTACATGTCCGAAATCTGATGATGCTCTAGGTGTCTTGATAGTGACACTATTACCAAAATAAACAGAGGCTGGAGAACAGTACGGCTTAGTCGCTCTAGGAATGACATCGCAGTTGATGCCACCAGAAGCAGACACACTGCCTACATAGTTGCCTGAAAGAGTTACCTTCAGTTCCTGCGAGAACGAAAAGTCAAAATGCTTTCCACCATTATTGTCATGAGGAATCTTGATGTTTGTGACCGTCGCAAGTGTCTTAGTTCCACCACTCGTGCCGACGCTTACGCCACCCGACCATATAAGCACTCCGTTCGCCCACATAGAGCCATATTTTGTGGCACTGGAATTGATATTCCACTTATAGTACATAGTCAGTTTAGCAGTCCACAAATCATAGTTGCCATCCACGTTGACACTTGTTCGTGTCATTGTCATTGTGACATTACCATTTCCGCTTGCAAAAGAAGCGGAACATGATGAAGATGTTGCCATTAGTCACCACCTACTTTCTTAAACGTTAAAGACCCATCGCTATTAACGATGAATCCGAAGTTCCCAATTCTTAGTGAATTAGAAACCTCGATGTTTGAGTTATACATTCGGTTATTAGCAAAGTATGCTACTTCATCATTGTTCTGAAGTATCGAATATTTGCTATTTGTCTGTCTTGTCTTGAACTCCGAATCCTGTTTACCAATCTCAATGCCTTCTGCGTTGAATCTGATATAAGTGTTCAACTGAGTCTGATTGCTTGATACTGCATCAGAAAGAGAACTAAAGTCTTCTTTCTTGACAAAATCCATCTGAATACTCTCTGTTGTCTGCTGAATAGTTGATACAGTAGAAGAAAGGTTTTTACCGTCAGAGGCACTGTAATAGTTTTCTGATACAGTCTGTAATATAGATGTCTTTGTCTGCTCTATGGATGAAGAAGCATCCTTAGTTGCCTGCTGTAGTTGACTATTCAAATTGTTGATTCTGTTATCATAGTCATCAATGATTGACTTTAAGTCATTTGCAAGGGTAGGCGTTGTAGTTGTATAAGTTCCATCATCCCATAATATCTTTGACCTAACCCAATAATAATGATTATCGATATAGTCATCGGGGACGTTTTTCCATCTATCACTTTTTTCATCGGGCATTTGTGTTGAAGAGTCAGATAGATAATACTCCGGTGTAATTGAACGGATTCCCTGTCCATCTTCACCATCATTTACTTGCACAAGAGTTGTGCTCGCTGATGCCTTAATCATTTTATCAACCTTCTAACTGAGCACTGAATGTAGCCTTATTTGAAACATCACCAGCACTGATTGTATATGTAGAACCTGTCGCTACCGCAGTAGTTCCACCGTCCTTATACCATTTGATAGTTCCTAATGATGTTAGAGCAGACCCACTCACTTCAACTCCACCTTTATAGACATGAGCAGTTAGAGTTGTAGCAATAGCGGTATTCTTGAAGATTGTTCCACCGCTTGAAGTGATTGCCATTGTGATGGCATCTAAGCCATCCTTCCCGTTTGTGCCGTTAGTACCTTTGTAGGAAACCGAATATGATTCAGTAGACTTACCATCCGAATAGTTAACAACAGTCTTTGTCCATAAATATTGTCCATTTTGTACTGTGGGAACAGAAGTACTCCATGTTCCTGTTGGAGGAGTTGTGCCACTTGTGCCTGTTTGATATGTTACAGATGTTGAACTTACAGTGACACTTGTACCGTTTGAACCATTAGTTCCATTTGTACCTTTATATGAAACTGAATAAGCCTCTGTTGATTTGCCGTCAGAATACTTGACCACTGTCTTAGTCCAAAGGAACTGACCATTAGGTACATTTGGAACAGTAGCGCTCCATTCCCCTGTCGGCTTATTGGTACCGCTTGCCCCGACCTGGTAAGTGACAGAAGTCGAACTTACAGTAACACTGGTACCATTCTGCCCTGTCTGACCCTTGAATGCGATTGAGTAACTGAATGTCTTATTGATTGTGATATCACCATTCACAACAATAGGAATAGTGATTGTTCCGCTCTTAGTTAATGCTGATGTAGCCGTAATTGTGATTGTCGGCTGTAAAGACTTGCCATCCGATACTGCCGAAATACCATTCGGACACGTAATATTGCCTACAGTGCACGATACCTGTTCACTCCCACATAGTGCCATTACCTGTGTAGTTGTTGTCTGTGTACCATTCACTGAATTAGTAGTGCCTAAGAATGTATAGTTGTCATTCGTTAATACGACGGAATACCCATCGGTTAAATCGATAACATCAACTTGGCTGACTGCCTTAATTCCCATATTTTCTCTCCTATACGTTTAATTCGCAGTTGAATACTGCCTTGAATTTAATATCCTTTGCTGAAATCGTGAACATGAATCCGTTATCGTTCAGCCTTGAATCGTCTAATGGTATCTTACTGAACTCAGTTTCCCCATGCCTCTTGATGAGCCACTGCAAGTATGCATTATCGCCGAACATCTCTCTTAATTTTGAGGAGTTATCAATCACTACTCCACCTACATAGATGCTTACCGTGAATATAGTTGCTACATCACTGTTCTTGAATGTCATGCCATTTGATGATTCGATGCATAATAAAATAGAATCCTCACCTTTTGCACCTGTTATACATACTGGTGTACTGTACGTAACAGTATTGTTGATTGTTGTAGCAGTTCTCTGCCATATGTAGATTCCGGCATGCCATGTCGGCGCAGTCTCTGACCACCCTGTTTCGGGAGGTGTAACACCATCAGTCGAACTAGCATATTCGCATACGAATTTTTTAACTGACCCCTGTGCTTCCTTGAGCGCTTCATCAGCCTTGTTCTCGACTCTCTCGAATGCTCTTATTTTTAACTCGCCTTTTTCGTTAAGATAGAAACTTGGCTCGTTTATTTCACCCTCACTGTTTCTCTCGCCTATCTTGATGACTCCAGTTTCTAGATTCAATTCAAACATTTCACCACTGATGGTACCTGTAGTGATAGCATTTGCACTGAAATTACCCTCCAAATCAAATGCAATCTTCGTGAATGTCTTACCACCATCAACACTGTAGCCTAATCCTCCGCTAGTGAATTTCCACATCTTAGTGTCATCACGTAAAGTAGGAGTGTTCATGATTGACCATCCGCTCGGAAATCCATCCTCGTTGATATCTACTCTATAATAACCACCATTATGTCCTAGAATATTCTCACTCGTCTTTTTAAGAGCACTAGTGAGTGTATTGTATAATCGTTTCATTATCATTTGAGTAGGTGAGTTTGATGTATTCATCACGATTTCACCGTTTGAGCCTTTACAAGTAATGCTATCTTTCATGCCTGTCAAGATGATTGTGTGTTCACTTAAAATGACATTATGGAACACACCACTGTTATCTTCGACTTTAACAACATCACTTACTTGGATTAATGGATTTCCTCTCCATTCAACTGTTGAAGGACTATAAATTAATCCGTTTACTTTCTTATATATTCCATCGAGAATTTCTTGCGTCATATACGGATTCTCAAATGATATGCCATAGCCATTACCACTGATTAATCCATTACATGATACGCTCGAGATTTTTACATCATCGTCTGTAGTCAATTTGAAACCACTCTGAAACTGATTATCCCATGTAATCTTGAATCCGCTATCTTCAAACCAATATCCAATCAATTTATTGCTCTCGTTCATGCGACCATTCAATCCCATGAGTCCTAAGCAATACCCCATGAATGTTTTACAAGTAATATTTTCTTGATAACCATCCAAAGTGATGCCTGGAATATTGCTGATAGCATGTGTGATATTACATTGACCACATATATCATTGATTGCATTTTCTAATGAAGTAGGGTACTGAATGTGAGGTTCATACTCTGCATTCATTCTATAGATGCTATCATAACCACTGACAGTAACTATCTTACTGCCCATACTGCTTTCTATCTCGTCTATATAGAATGTCCCTTTATCAACAAACTCATACTCGCCGTCTACAAGCAATCCACTTTGTATGCTGAACATCCCATTCTTTAGCGGTATTGCATTGTCTGGCATTTCAAATTGAACAGTGGCTTTAGCACTATTCAGTTCGCCAATTGTAAGTGATTCATTAGAATTCGCTATTTCATTCAATGAAACGGAGATTACTTTATCATCATCCAATAAAGTATCTCCGTTGAATTTCACTCTCGATTTAATGCTTCTAGAAGGGCTGATTATAATGTCTTGATATCGTTTACTTGCACCAATCATATCTGCTCCTCCTTTTTACTTCTCGATTAGACTGAATGTGATGTTATCCCATAACCACTCTTTTTTTGCCTTATCATACTTGAATATCTGACAGTTTCTGTCACCAACATAGGCTGTCATTGTTCTTTTCCCTAACTCTGGGTCAAGATAAGTAACAGTAACAAATTCATCTTTCACCGCTTGTAAAAGGCGTTCTGCTTTTGATTGTGGGATAGCAGCGAAGGTCAAGATTACTTTCTTCTTGACCCCCGCTCTATCTCGGAGCATATCTCCGTTCTGGTTTCTTCCGCTTCCGTCTTCTCTGTCAACGTCGCTCAACTGCACTTCGTATTTGCTAGGGAAACACCCATAGCCATTTATTGTTAAAATATATTCCATGTTGTCTCCCTTCTTTTAGAATAGCAGTGGGCTATGCCCTGTCTGCTTGACTTTACCGTTGTGATATTCGATGACAGACTCACCGATTGCTCTGCCATTGAGAACGTTCTGCACTGTAATTCTTGTAGTGCCACCACCATTAGGATTATTTGCGCCAATCATTGCGCTCCTTACGGCACTTGCAATACCTTGTACAATCTGGTCATTATTTGCAACGGCAGTTCTACGACCGATACGGCCTACTAATTCCGGCCCGGCTTCTCGAGCAATGAACATCTGACCTGTGTCCGGAAAACCACCTCCAGCACGAAAGTCAATATCAAACGCAAAGTTGCCGATTTTGAATTTCTTCTTATCTGTTTTGAGGTCTAACCTCATTGCCTTTGAGTCCGGAATTGAACCCATATATTTATTGAGTGTCTTAGTTGCGGATTTTGTATCTACTTTTAAATCCGCTTGGTGAGATTCAAACTGCTTTTTACTGCTTTTACTAGTCTTATCAACTTCGTTAGTGACCTTGGAACTGTCTTTGCTGATTTTTTTGGCTAGGTTGTCAATATACTTTTGACCTTGCTCTGTACCGTTCTTTTGTGCGTCTTTTAATTCGCTTACATAGCGTTTTCCGTCTTTGCTCTTTTTGTCGATTCCATACTTATCAAGTAAAGACAGCAAGGCATTGCATTGCTCTTTTTTAACTACTTTGATATCGTTAGCCTGTTTTTTCAGATTATCATACTGCTTCTTTAACTCAGCCTTATCGGCTTGTGTTAATTCAGCACCTTTTGCTTTTGCAGTAGAAAGCATCTGCTCGTAAGTCTTACCTTGACTGAATGCTTTCTGAGCCAGGTCACTAAGCAACTGAATTCTCGCTTGTTTACTTGCTTCCTGTTCTGTCTTACTTAAGGTCTGCCATACTTTTCCGTTTTCATCGCACTTGGCGTTAAGGTCATTGAGGCCGTTCGCTAAAGAACTGTACGTATATGTGCCATCTTTCGCTAACACTCCATATTGTTCGACAATAAACGCAGTAGAACTTTCAACAGTTCCATCGGCGGACTGTATTGCGGCATTGTATTCGTTCAAGCCATCAGTGATACTTGTGACTTTGTCTTTAGCACTACCTACGGCTTTACCGTACTTTTCGGTTATTTCTAGTTGCTTTCGATATTCCTCAGTTAAAGAAACACTTGGGCCACGCCCACTCTCCCGCGCTTTTTGGAGTTTTCCGAGGAGTTCTTCTTCCTTTTCTTTTGATTTATTGTACTTACTAGTTGCTTCAGTTAACTGTTCTTGGGCTTTGATTCTTTCTTTTTCTGCTTCAATGAATTTTTCACTGTACGCTTCGATAACGGCTTTTCGCTTAAGTGCTTCAATGTTTTCATTGATTTTTTGCTTTTCTTCATCCCAGTTAGAAATAACACCGTCATGAATTTCGATATTCGTTCCTAATCGGTTGTTGAGTTCATTAACAAAGAATTGTGCCTGTTTTACAGTACCTGTGATTTTACCGTTCGCATCTACGATTCCATATAATCTGCTAGCGTAGTCCTGTGCAACAAGAGCATTTTGCTGACCTGCTTCTGCATTCTTTTTTGCTTCTGCATTAGCCTTTTTCCACTCTTGTGCTTGTTTCTTTAAACCATCAGAAAGTCTCTTGGCTGATGATAACGCTCTTTCCTGTGCATCAGAATTATCCTTAACTCTGCTCGTGAATATCGCTAATGCAGCGACTGCGATAGTTATAGCACCAGCGACAGCCACTAATGGATTGGCCGCAAGGAACGCAAACGCACCACCTAACAATCCTGTCGCAGTTGTTGCTCCACCTTCAGCCACGGTCAATACACCGAGTTTAGTGCCTAATGCAGTAACAGCGGTACTAACTCCACTAAGTATACCGTTAGCATCATTTAATCCTTTGAAGCCAGTGACTAATGTATCGAGTGCCTTATGTGACTTAACAAAATCCTGTACCAAAAGTTCAAGTGCAGAAATTCCTTCTTCTTTGAAAAGTTCAAATACTACCTTCAACTTGCTTACGGTACTGTTCACATCGTTCAAGTCATTGATTACCTTACCCCACTTCATAGAAGCAATAAGTGTTGCTACAGTAGTGGTTAATGCTGCTAATAATGTTTTTGACTGACCGATAGCCTTCAATGCTTTTCCTAATGCACTAATACCGACCAAAATAGTGTTCCCTACTAATTTTCCTAGGGCAACAGTTAATTTTTCTAGGAAAGTGATAAACGGTCTTAAATTCTTAAGAGCAGCATTGACTCCCTTTAAAGCATCTGCTAAAGCACTAACTCCTGTAGGAATAACTTTTTCAATGCCCCATTTTGCTAATGGTAACAGTACATTCTTGAAAGCATCACTTAGATATTTTCCTACAATATCTGAAAGTTCTTTAAAAGCCTTTGACAAACTATAAACGCTCTTTAACGCTGGTTTGAAATCAAGATAGAAAGCAAAATTGCTCAACTGCTCACTAATGTCTTCAACAGAATGAAGTAAATTATTTGCAGCATCCCATAAATTCTGAATAATCTTCGTTCCTAGTCCGGCTTCATCCCATGCTTCTCTGAAACGCTTTGCTAGATATCCAACAAAATCGCATAAGTTCTGAACGATTAACAGAATTTCACTTACCGTCTTCTTGCCTGTGCCGTTCTGCCATACCTCTCCAAATGATTTGCCGATACTCTTCACAAGTGCAGATAGTTCGTCTAAAGAGAATTTAAAACTATCCATGACTCCTTTGCCATACTTGTTCCAACTATCAGTAACGGGCTTAAATAGTTCCTTTAACTTCTTTTCTATTTCGTCTGTATCTTTCTTTAAGCCTTTTAAGAAATCATATTGTGGCAACTTGATATCACCGATACCACCACCACCGCCGACTCCACCAGCACCAGAACCACCACCGGAGCCTCCACTGTCGGAATCGTTCTTTGGACTGTTTAGAATGTTTAGTTCATCAAAGCCTAAAGTCTGAAGTTCTTTCTTTAATTTTTTTACTTTCTTGCTCGTTCCATCTACCGCTGACCCAGCGTTACCAGCACTATCTGCCATATCATCCATAGCACCAGAGCCTTTTTCTAAGCCGCTATAATCAATGGTTGGTAATTTAAATCCGAATAAGCCAGCCACAAAACTAGCAAACTTATTCAGAAGTTCAACTGCTACCTGTATATAAGGAATTACTGCCGTAGCAAATACGCTCGCAATATTACCGATTGCTCGTCTAAGCAACTTGAACTGCTGTGTCAAGATACGTACGGCATTACTAGGCGTATTGATTGTACGAGCCATATCATTGAATACATCTACCTTGCTGGCATTATTCATGATGGTGATGTATCGCATGATTGCCTGCGTGTTCTGGTCCCAAGTACTTACATTGCCTTGTAATCCATATTTAAGACCTGTCTGTTTGACCATTGCGACAGACACGTTGTTACCATATTCCTTCAAGCCTTTAATCTGTCCGGACATGGCACTCTGTATTTTATCGAAAGCAGTGCTTACATCTACGTTCATTAAAGAACTATAGTCATATGATAACTGTGTTAGGTTCTGCGACATTATCTGTGCTTTGTCACTCGCTACGCCAAAACCTTCAATCATCATATTCAACGTTCCTTGGTATTCCATCCACTTGCCCGGGTCAATACCCATAGCATCACTTACTTTTTGAGCAAATGCTTCCGCACTCTGTGATGCGCTACCCATTGCAACGTCGAATAAGTTCATTTGTTCGATATATTCTGCACTTTCATTATAAAAATAACTGAAAGCAGAACCTATCGCCATTAAAATAGATTTAAATCCTCGTATTCCACCAATAGCAGAACTAATCGTTGCCATCAACCCGCCTGTGTGAGTCTTAGCACCTCTGGATTTAGAATTATAGTTATCTAAAGACTTAGATGCAGAGGCTACAGCACTTGGCATTTTATTAAACACATCAGATAACTGGTTGCTCTTCTGTGCAAGTGGTGCCATAGCATCTGAAAGTTGATTCATCTGGCCACTAAACTTACCCAAGTCTGCTTGGTCTAGTTTGTTGATTGTTTTAGATATATTTGATAAACTGCTTAAAGTTTTTCCAAGACCGGTTTTGCCGATTTTTTCTAAAGGCTTTAACGCTTCAACGAGATTCTTTATCCCCTTAGAAAAAGCATCTATGTTTTCAGTTTTTAAACCCGAAACAACTCTATCAAATCTTGAAATAGCATTTAAAGTACCTGCAATGCTACTATCGATTTTTACGCTCTGGTCTAGCCTCTGAAGTGCTCCAGTTAACTTGTCTATTGCTTTGACTGCCTCGTCAACATCACTCTCAAACACTATCGATAATTTATCTACATCTGCCATATAGTTCTAACCTCCTTCCTTAAAAAAATAAGGCTCTTGGTTAGGCTCTATACTTTATAAAAATTAACGAAGTTTCTCATCCATGCTTCTGCCTGGACTTCCGCTTCCTTCTTTATTTCTTCTTCCTGTTTTGCCTCATCGAACTCATAAGGCTTACTAGCATAATTTCTACACTGTTCCCCCTCCTTACGGCACCATGTATTGAATACAATCGCTGATACAGCATCGTATATATACAATCCGTTTATCCATGCCATCTGATTATCATAATCAAACTTCATTTTCTTGGCTTTCTGATAATATACCGTAAGGTATGGGTCACCATGCCAGTACTGTTCATAAGTCATCCCTAATGCGAGGTAATAAGGAAACCATTCATTTAATATCTGCTTATAATCATTCGTGGACGTGTCCGCGTTATCATCGCCCTCTATACTGTCCACTCGATTGCGTTTTTTTCTGGTTCTCCTAGAAATTCGATTGGTTCAGAGAACATTTCTACAAGTACTGTAAAAAGATGCTCTTTGTTACCAAGATTCTTTAGAATATTTTCTCTAGTATCGATATCTGTATCTTTATGATTCATTTCAAACGAATTAATGAATAACTCATAAATCGCATCAAGTGGATTCTGAGATGCTTTTTCAATTTCAAAGCCTTCTCCAACCATCTTACCTACGATTTCTCTTGTATAGCCTAATTCATATTTCTTGTCTTTATATGTGAACTTAATTGTTGTACTCTTTGTTTTCATGTTCGTTTTCCTCCTCTAAACTATTAAAAAAAGGCGCTGATTAAAGCGCCTCTAACTTATACGTTATTAGTGCTTTTTGCTTCCCATTCAGGTGCACCTGTAGGTGTAATATATAAGTTAGTTTCTAAGATACTATTTACTTCGATTGCTGGTAAACCTGTCTTTGATGGCTGTCCACTAAAGTAAACAGATTTTTCTAACTTAGGATGTCTAATTTCAAACCACGTTGCCTTGCCTGCTTCTGTGGCTTCTTTATATTTTTTGATTAGTTCATCCCACACCGTAATCAATTCTTTTGTTAGGTTGGCTGTAAATGATAATGCACCGCCTAAGTCCTTTAACCCTTCGATATAAGTCTTATATTCTGTTTCCATCAGATTAGTAGACTCTAAAGTTTCTGGACTTGGGTTTAATTCTGGAACAGATTTGATATCTGGAATTACAGTATATCCAGTAGTTGGTCTAGTCCCTGCTGTTGCTTCAACGGCATAACCTACAGTTACGCCAGCCGTATTGATTGCTACTCCCATGTTTTCCTCCTTAATTGTGTGTTTCAATTTCTTTCTTATATCTCATAACTCTTCTGGCTATGCTGTCATCAACATTAATCATCGGTTGATTAAGAGTTCTACAATAGCCGTGAGTTTTCAATACATCATCTATTACTATTGATATCGATTTGCATATTTCTTCTTTCTGCTCTCTATCATTAGAATAGATTTCAATGTATTGAGTAATGCAAGCCACGTTTTCTAATTCGTTAAACGTGCTATATCGTGTGTTTACTGTGTTATTCTCTTGAATGATAGACACTGCTGGAAATCTAGGCGGTTCAGAAGATAATTGTTTTCCGATGACATAGATGCCATCGAACTGTTTTCTGAGTTCACTTGCGATATCAGCAAATAATTCATTTTCTTTATCAGTCATTGTTGAACACCTTTGTTGCAATATTGATTATCTCTGGACGAAGTACTTCATAAGTTTCATGAGCGAACGGTCTTGCTTGCATACCCATTGTCCAATGCCATCCATCTTCATCAAAATAATTCCATCCATCTTCACCATGATTGTTTACGTCATATCGATATCCGACGGTGTCATGTGGATGTGGTGAACGAGCACCCTTTATTCCTGTACCAAATTCAACAAACATAGCATACCCACACCAATTATAAATTCTCGATGTGGTGCCTGTGCTGGTATAATCAACACATCTAATAAGGTTTGCTTTAGAACATGGCATAGGATATTTTCCTATTTCATCGAACATTACATCAGTTCCACGCTCGCCAATTTCTTTCATCAACTTCGCCTGTTTGATTTTCACTGAACTTTGATATTCCTTAAGACTGGAGATGGCTTGACCGATACTTTCACTGTTCAGCCTAACCTTTATACTCTTTGATTGCATATCTCTTCTCCCTCTTACTTGTTGCAACTTTCGTCACTACATAGTTATAGGTCTTTGATGTATCGACACCAATCCATAATCTTGAATATTCATTGATAGGACAGTTTGTATCTGTCGTAGTCATTTCTCTGTCATAATCGGTGTCCTTACCAAACACGTCATAATTTGAATCGCCTTTTGCTACAGAAAGTGAAATCTTCATTCTTTTCGGTTCAGTATAACCGCCTATTTTATTTCCGTACTTGTCAACACCGTTGTCTTTTAGAAACAATGCATAATATATCGTTGACTGGTCTCTTCTGAAGTTTCTCATTTAGAACACCTTCGCTTTAGGAATGATTTCTCTTAAAAGCGCAGGCGATACATCTGCACTCGCCCATTGGCGTGTAACTGCGTTTTCTGTATGAGTCAATTCGCCTTCTGCACCTGCTTTTGCAAATAATTCTACTGCGATTCTAATCTGCAAGTCTTTATATCTATCTTCGAGAATATACTCCCCGTTTCCATCAACAGGGAATTCATGATAAGGATAGCGGTTAGAAAGGATGATGAGTTTGGCACTTTGTAGAAGCACTTCTAAATCATCGTTGTCAACATCATCGTCTTTTAATTTAATCTTCAGAATTTCTTCTTGTGTCACATTTATCATCTCCTCTCATACCTGCTAATCCACTTCTTTTGCAAACTCTTTTTCGATGAGTTCCATTGCTCTGATTTCTGTGACTTTAATAACATCCCCTACTTTACGTAGTGTCTTTTTGTTTTTTGCGTCATAAAACGCTTTAATCACTTCTACTTTCTTCATTCTCTACCCCTTTCTAGACTGTAGGAATTTCGGCTCCTGTTGCATGACTGGCAGTTTCGTTTTTAACAACCTTCACAACAAAGTTCTGGTCAGTTAAAGCGAAAATACCATATTTTCTTAAGAAAGCAGTGTTCTCACGCTTATTAGCATTTTCTGCTGAACGGCTTCCTTTAGTTGATACTTCGGCTTCTGCTCCTAACTTGTTGAAATAAGTAACTGCCTGTTTAGTTGCTACTGCAAACTGCCCTTTAGTTGCTAAAGCAGATGTATAGATGTTCACGCCTGCAACTGTTCCAATATATCCAGTACGCGCAAATGCTTCTACATACTTTAATAAATCCCCTAAGTTCTTACGAATTTCTGCTACATCGTCCTTATGAACTAATGCGAAAACGCCTAATCCTGTGATTTCAGTTGATTCGCTGATTCTTAAATCCTTGATAGATGCTACTGCATCAACAAAACAGTTGAAATCGAACTTAGCAGTTTCTACCTTCTGAGTGGCTTTTGCAAACTCTGCGATAGCCTTCTTGTTAGCAGTGTTGAACATGTCAACCGCCTGATGTTCTAAGCCTTTGTCAACTACTAATGGGTCTTCCATTTCATCTTCATCGTACCAATCGAATCTGTTCTGTAATGTCTCGATTGTGTATTCTGCTTCAGTGTAATTGGCTGTGATTGACTTAGTGTTCCCTTCACCTTTTGCTACAGTTTCTGTACCATCAGTTGCTACATAAGTACGAATTTTCTTCTTCATGCCCGGTTCGCCTGTTAATGAGTTATCAACAGTACAGAACTGCATTAAGTCTAGATATGACTGATACTGGTCCGCGAATTTGTTTTCCAGTACATAATTTGGATATGGTGTATTTGCCATGTATCTTATTCTCCTTTGCTATAGATTGACTGATATTCACTAGGATTCTCTTCAGCGAACTTCATCTGTTCCCTTAATGACATGGTGCTTAATTTTTCCTTTGTCATAACATCATCGTGATTATCGTCTTTTGCTGGCGTTTTAGTATTCTTTAACGCCTCCGCTTTGTACTTCTTGTTTAATTCAGCATTGAAAATTTCCTGCTGTTTGAAAAATGATTTCATATCTCCCTCGGCTAAAGCACTAGCCACTTTGTGCGCACTTTCCTCGTTATATCCCATAGATATGAATTTCTTCTCATTCTCCATAATGGATAACTTCTTTGTTAATTCAGTATTTAGACTGGCCAATTCATCTAATTGCTTCTGAGTTTCTTCTTTATTGATTTCTTCTTGCGACTTGTTAGCATTTAACTGCTTTCTATAATTGCTCGCTTCTCTCGCGTTCTTGTCGCTCTTATCCTTCATAGCGTTATATTCTCTGATTGATACAGTAGAATTATCCGCTTCTAACATTTCGATTAACTCTTCGATTGTTGTGTCTTCAGTTAATCTAGCGCCTAAAATTTCTCTTACGTTCATTTTGGTTCTCCTTGCTCTTTAAAGTTTTTCTCTAACTGTAATCGTGCTCTTTATAGTTTTTCTCTAACTTAAATATACTTACTTAAATATACTAACCAGAATTAACAAACGACATCTGCTCATTCTGTTGGGCTGTTACCGTTTCTGGGTTATCCCCACGTGGGTCACTCTGCAAATCTTTATCTCCGCCATCTGAATTCAATTCAGTGTTGTATGCTTTATCGAGATAATCTTTACTGTCCACATATACCTGCTGAGGGTCGCTGAATAAATCAGCAGTCTGAATAGCGACTCTTGGATGGATGCCGAATGTCTTCATATTTAGAAGACCCTGTGTCTTAACAAGCATATTTGTGACCTTGTTTCTAGAGAATTTGATTTCAATATCTCTTAGTTTGACTTCTTCTTTTACATCTGTGTTGCTTCGGTCGAGTATGTTCTTCACAACTTCGAGGAACTTCTTTTCACCTTCGTCAAACATCTCTTCAAGACGGTATGCATCTTCTTCTGCTTCCTGCCATCCACCAGCAAGCATAGATGACTGCCCAGTTGTTGACCCACTCTGCGCTTCTCTAGAAGGTATTGCACAAATCTGCAATAACTGAGCATATAAATATTCGCTAAGGCTTTGAATCTCATTCTGATTAAGTGATGTCTCGATAGGTTTCACTGATGCTGTAGTACCATTTCTACTAGTTGTAGATAATGCTCCGTTTTCTCGGAGTTCATCATAGTCTTCCTTGTTCATATCAACATTATCAAACCAGATGAATGACTGTACATTCTGTGCTAAGCCATTGATTCTATCACTTGTGCACGTATTAATTGCGTTCAGCAATTCAATGGCTCTCTCGAAGCATCCCATCTTATCGTAATCTTGACGATATTCCACAATTGGAATAGCGCCTATTCCATTGTTGGTTTCTTCTACTTCTCCAACATGCGTATCAGTGAATTGAAATACCTTGTCCTTCGTATAGGCAGTATAGTGAGTTTCTTCTACGACGCCTTTATCATTCATATCACGCCAGTATGTGACTGCAAGCAATGGGTCGTGAAATACATCTGGACTATAAACAATGAAGGTGTTCATCGGGTCAAGATTGACGATTCTGAAAGGCGAGAATCCGTTATCTCCGTCCTTTCGAGGAAACGCTCCTCTATAACCCACTCCGCAGGTTAAGAACATTTTCGCCAACTCTTGGTCTTTTGTATGCTTCTTTTCATCGAAGCACATGCTATTTAGTTCACCGATGTACCCATCATCTTCTTCTGTTGTAGTATCACTCTTTAATTCCTTCTCAGCCTTCTGAACGTATCTAATCGGCGAGCCAAATACGAACGCCGTCTTGAAGTTGACAATCTGAGATGCATGATTCTCTACAACCTTTTCATTAATCTCGGGTCTGACTGGCTTCACTCTGTCGAGAATATCCTGTCTGCCCTTTTCATATTCGATAAGATACTTTATATCCTTACGATTTAATTCATGTATCTGCATTGCGTATGTGACTACCTTCTGGACATTGTCTCTTGTGATTTCCGCTTCACTAGAATAGATTGTCTTTCTGCCTCTACTAATCACTTGCATTGCCTCCTTCTACATGAATCTTCATTTCTTTCTTATCTACCTTGCACCATAGGTAAAGTGTGCCACATGTATCATCGCTCACTCTTCCTAGTATTTTCTTCTTACCTCTCTTTAAGCAAAGAGGGCAATATATATCCTTTTTCATCATTTTCCTCCTTGTTTAAACAGAGATAGGAACGCCTACGATTGACATAGAGAGGGGCAGGCAAAGAGCATAGGCATCCCTAATATTATTCTATTTTGCAGTGGGTGAAGTGGCGCCTTTTAGCATGGTCTTTTGAATATTTTTTTCATTGTTCCATAGCCTCCGTACAGCCTATCGCATAACTGTGACAAACTGTCGGGAGCATCGTCGTGGTCGTTCTTTCCAAGAATCTTGAATGAGAACAGATTGTTCATGAACATCGAATATTCTTTTGAGCGCTTGCCCGGCTCTAAGAAATAGAATTCTCTAATATCCGGCGCATTTTGGAATATGCGTACTTCCTTAGCCTTTGTTGTCGGAGCACTATGAGAAGTGATGACACATTTATAGTCTATTCTCTTCAGTTCTTCCTCTACCGCTTCAGCATATCCCTCACCGCCGTTATTCTTTTCAACGTCGCAATCCTGCACACCCCACGAAGCAATTTTCTTTGCAACTTCCGGCTGTGTTATTCTCTTATCCCCGTTGTTGAATACAACGTCTGGTATATAGACCGTTCCATCTGCATATTGATAGGCTATTGGAGCACTTACATAGTCACCACCGCCCCACGCAGTATCGACTACAGTAAGTCTTCTTATAGGTTCTTCGTCTGGGAGGATTCCGTTATAGAATTTCATATCACCGCCATCAAATAGTGCTCCCTCACGTTCAACAGGTTCACCTTGATACTGAGCAAACCATGATGCCATATCGTTATTGCGTTCAAAGGATGCTCTTCTCTGCTGATAGTAATCGGTAGAGAACCCAACATTGTATTCATAATCAAAGTTTGAATTATCATCATCATTAAGCGCTGGGAGATTGATTATCTTATATCTTCTCGTCTTATAGTTAGGGTCATTCAGAAGAAGGTCTTGTCTTAGACCCGCAGGGTCTACAAGTGACCATCTTGTACCTATCCATAGCACTTTGCTCCCCTGCTTTGCACGTGTAATGAGGTTGTTATCTACTAGTTTCCATGTCTTGTACATACGTTCTGGATTAAGGGCTTCTTCAATACCACCAATCAAGTCATCACCAATCAATACACCGTTACAGTCACATGAGCCGTTCAATGTTCCATAGATAGAACGGCATGTGAGTGTCGGATATCTCTTCTTTCGCTCTAAATCCAATGTATTGAGTCTGGAATTCTGATTCACTATGACAGATGCCGGAAAAATCTCATTATACGTATAAGTCATATTGTCATTGATGATTTCATTTATACCTTCATAGAATGAGTGAGTAATCGTATCAGAGAAACTGCTGTACAGATTCGTCTTCTCTGAATTGATGCCCATGAGCCATGTAACAAAGAACATGATGAGGGTTGTCTTACCTACTCGTGGAGGCATGGAAATGAACAGTTCATCAAGATTGCCATCATGAAGAGACTGCAAGTTCTCCACTACAGGTCTTAGTATCTTCATTCGTGGACGGTAGAACTGCTCCTTGATAGGCCTGTTTATCTCAAGATAGAGCATGTAGTCCTCGAACGAATAGTGTGATGTAAAAAGGAATGTCTTCTTATACATCTGATACATATTGTATCTTTCCTCGATGTCCTTGCTTCTGCTACTGTTCGCTATCGCTAGTTTATGTCTCAAATCCTTATTCAGATATATGAGTGTGTCCTTATCATCGGTAGCGTAGCAGTTAAGCACGATATCATACTTTGCGTTAAGGTTATCGGTGCTCTCATACAATTCTATTTTTTTCTTATCTATTGCCATATTTCCTCCTTCATTGCACAAAAAAAGAGCCTATACCATGCGTAATGCATGGCTCTAGGCTCTATGCTTATAATACGTCGCTCTGCTTACATTGCACTGCTTGCAGGCTTCTGTGACCGACATTCCCTGTCTGACCAGGTTATCTACTTCTTCGATTGAAACAGTCGGTCTTCCAATTGTCTTTCCCCTCTTACGTGCTGATTTAAGCCCCTCAACGGTTCTCTCTACCATCATATCATGCTCCTGCTGTGCGAGTGACGAAAGCACCTCGAGGATTATGTTGTTTATCATCTCTATAATCCATTCCTGCCCATCTAGTTCAATCATCGTTGTAGGCATATTAAGTATTCTTATTATGACACCCTTGTCTTGGAAGAATTTAATTTCATCTTTTATGAGTTGCTTGTTTCTTCCGAGTCTGTCAAGAGCGTGGATGTATAGTTCATCCCCTTTTTTAATTATTTTCTTTAGTTTGCAATAGTTCGGTCTGTCGATTCTTGTGCCCGTGTATTTATCACTATATATATAGTCTACACCATATGAGCGAAGGCTGTCTATCTGTCTATTCAATGACTGCTTTCCTGTGCTCACACGTGCGTAGCCGTATTTCATCGCTCATACTTCCCTCTGTTATCTTTTCTGTCGGGCACTTCATCTAGTACGACTGTTCTTTCTGCTCTGTCATTACCGCCTCGGGGTCTGATGATGATGTCATAGTCAAGTTCGTTGCATATGTTAATTAGGATGCTGACCTTTGTGTCGCTCCTTCTAGATATCTCACCTATACTAGAGCCACTCTTATATCCTAGTCTGTCTGCAAGTCTTGCAAATGAACTGTTATTGTCATCAATCATCTTTCTTAAACATTCTTTTAAATTCATATTACCTACCTCTTTTCAACCATTTCATCAATAACGATAGAACGGGCATTTTTATCAATCCCTCTTTTTGGCCTTAATACAATCTCATAATCTAAGGCGTTTAAAATCTTGAGCAATTTATTTATTGTAATATTTCCTACTCTTAACGAAGTGTTGAGTGTTGTGAATGGCATATCAATCGATTCCGCAAATTCCTTTTGAGTTGCCTTCTTTTCATCTCTAATCAATATTCTTAAAGCGTTGCTTATGTTCATGTCTATCCGCCCCTTTCGTTTACAACTATACACTAATATATTAGTTTTGTCAATTAAATAACTAATTTATTAGTATCTGCCTAAATTTAGGCCGTTGGTGGTAGCGGGGTTAAGGGAATTAAGACACCCTTATAAAATCGTGGGGAGGGTTGTATATAAAAGAAACGTGTCTATTAAACGAACGTTTAAAAGACAAATTAAAAAAACTAATTAATTAGTTAAATAAATCATTGACTAACTAATATATTAGTTATATTATAGGTACAGAGAACGAAAACTATTTTATTAGTTCTTTAAAGATAGTTCATTGACAATTGAATACGTGAAAATCTCAAACAAGGAAAAGAGAAACGTATATATACATATTGCTATGTATAGTATTAAAAATAAAAGAGATTAATTCACAACGTACCAATCTATATATAGATGGACATATTAGAATTAATCTCTTTACATTAGTGCTATACTGTTTTGAGCGACAAATAGCAACATGATTATATCATATGTTTTTCTTAAGGTAAACATTATGGATAATTTAGTAAAGTATTATGACTACAACAAATTTTCATTTATTTCTATGGAGAAATTAGAAGAATTAAAAGATGAATATCTTATTGAATATTCTGCTTTTGAAGATTGCTATGTCAATAAAGACACTAGTGCTTATGGATATTGTGGAAGGGATTTACTCACTAATGATACATTAGAAAGTGGAAATTATATTTATTGTGAAGATACGGGAGATTATCAACCTAATGATTATACTGTTTATTTAACAGATACAGAAACATATGTATCAAGGGATTATGATTACTATAAATGTAATGAATGCGGCGATTGTTTCAGCAGCAGTTATGAAATGCATTATAAAAATGGTAATTATTATTGCGATGATTGTTGGGAAGATATGGAACCCGTTATTTATGACTATCATAAATATGAAGATGGGTATTATCCACGTTCACTAGCACGTGAAAGTCCTTTATTTATGGGGTTTGAATTAGAAGTTGACAACGTGCGCGGTGATTGTGAAAGTTTAGCCGCTAGCGTGCTAGATGGTGACAGTACAGACGTATTACATTGTGAATATGATTGTACAGTTGCTTTTGAGTTTATTAGTCAACCATGTACACTAGCCTATCACAAGAACCAACATTATAACGATTGGTTTTTCAGTGAATTAGATGGTGAATGTCAATCACATGACGCCGGGACTTGCGGCTTGCACGTACACGTTAACAAGTCGTTTTTCGATGATTGCGGCTATAGCAGATTGAAAACAATTCTTTTCTTTTTTAAAGAAGAATTATTTCAATTTTCACGCCGCCAACATTGGGATTATGATTATAGCGACTTTGGGGAAATAATCCGTAAAAATAGTGTAACAATGCATAAAGCGAAAACCACTAAACACTATGGACATTCTACCTGGTTCAATGAAAACAATAGCAGTACTTACGAATTTAGATTTTTCCGTGGTACTCTTAGATATGAAACTTTTATGGCAAGCCTTGAACTAGTTCATAATATCTGTATGGCCGCAATGAGTGATACAGATGTTATCACATGGGATTCACTTCTAGATGGTGAATATTGCCGTGAATACAGCAATTCGCGTGATATCTATTGTGACAGTGAGTTGGATTTAGGCGAATTAGAAAAGAAAGAAAATGAACTAATGCAAGCAATTAGAAAAGGTTTAGATGAAAACGTTTTTATCAATCTAAATTATGTATGTGTTGGGGAGATTGTAGGGGATACAATTGTTTTCTATTGTCTCTATAACAATAATGGAGAACTACACAAACGCCGTCAAAATTATATTGATTTATCGGAGTTTGAAACCTTTGAAACACACGGCTATTACTACTTATGTAATAGAAAAGAACTTTCTAACTTGTTAGGAGGTGAATTCTAATGTGCATTATTGCAATCAAGCCAGCTCATCATAAAATGATAGATGAAACGACATTAGAAACAATGTTTAACACCAATCCCGACGGTGCGGGTTATATGTATGCTTATAACAACAGAGTGCATATAAATAAAGGTTTCATGACATTAAAAGAATTGTTAAATAGTCTTGATAATCTAAAAAAGAAAATCAATATTGAAGAAATTCCATTAATTTTACATTTTCGCATTTCTACCAGCGGGAAAACAGATGGCGCTACTTGCCATCCTTTTCCAGTCACTAGCGACTTAAACGCTTTACGAAAAACACACGTTATAACTAACTTAGGTATGGCGCATAATGGCATAATATGTGACTTTGAGGAAAAGAAAAGTATCTATAGCGATACACAATTATTTGTGAATAAATGTGTATCATATCTCTATGATATGAACCCTAAATTCTTACACGATGATAGAACGGAAAAACTGCTAGAACCTATCATAAATGGTTCACGCCTGGCGTTCTTAGACAGTCACGGCAATATATACCGTTATGGTGAATGGTGCGAAAACGATGGTATCTATTATAGTAATGAGGGCTATATCCCATGGCAATCACGTTATTATCATTATAACGACGCTTATTATAGTAAGTATTATTATGGTGATGATTATTATTACTATGGTGATGATGAGCAAGAACTAAGAATTTTAGAAAAGTTAGAAGCATATAATGAGATAACCGATTATAATGATATCTGTTTTATTCGTACGATGTATGATATAGTAGAAGAAAGTGGTAGCACTGAAATTTATGACGTTATTGGTATGTTTATTAAAGTAGACCCGACCGCAAGCCGTGCTATTCGAATTGAAGGAGTTGACTAATGCTTAAATTATTGATTTATTTGTGTTTCTTTCCGTTATGGTTGATATGGTGTTTTATTAAACTGGTTTTCTATTTCATGACCTGGTTAGAAATCTGCTTGTTAAGTTTTAACGGTAAAAGAATTATAAAAAGAAGATGGTAGCATCTTCTTTTTTGTCGTTCATAAACATTTTTATATGATTATAGGTAAATAAGCATTTTAAGCGTTCTAGAAGACTTTTATATAATGGTGATATAAATATACCATAACCACACAAACAACGCTTAGAATTGGAATATCACGTTATAATTGCATATATACCAATATACAAGCATATTCATAATAACGTAACATAAAGCGTTTTAAGCGCGTTTAATTATATCGTGATATAATTATTATCTTTCATATAAACGTGTCTTAGGATTGAAATATAGCCCATTTAAGGATATAGGCGCATGTAATCCATACCAATTTCAGCACACACAAGGGTGAAAGATTTTACATAGAACCGCGAAAAATCTATACACAAGAAAACGGAAAAAATATGGCAAAATTTCAGATGGCGTACGACGCCGTCAGAATTTTCACGCGCGAGATAGCAGAATTTTCACGTGCATATGCAAAAAGGTGAGCAAAAACGCTCACCTTTTTTTATTTTTCCTCAAAATCTGCATCTATAATAACGGCAGAAATTTCTCTTTCAATCTGTTCAATTGATTTGCTTTCAGAAACCATATGATGGACTTTCACATCCTGGTTATCTCTATAGCCGAAATTGGATTTCAGCAGAAATACAGAAGCATTTCTATCCATAGTTCCTTGAAGTGCTCCCTGTTCGAGATTATCAGCCATCAGATTCAGCATCTGTGAGAGAAAAATCGTTGTTTCATGATTAGGTCTCTCGGCAATCCATCTATTGACAGTATCTGGTGAGACTCCAAGGCAGACGCAGAGTCCTCTTAAAGTGGGAACTCTATTGTTTTCATCACAATAAGTAAGGTACTCATAACTTCTGTCTCTGATTACTTCAAAGTCGTTGATTGTGGCTCGCTTTAGTTTGAGCATCTCTCGTGCACGTGCTACAGGCAACTTACTTTCACCCATCTCATTGTAGTCGAACTTCTTCTTCGCCATTTTTTACCTCCAAAAAATCGAAATCTTAGAAAATTGTTGACAAAATAATTGACCGATGGTCAGATTCAACCTCCTCCCTTCACACATCACATCCATACCTCCCCCCGTATAAAAAAATCATATACACACGGGGGTATGGGTGGTCTGTATATGCATAGTGGGGGAAATATGTGGATTTTGACACCCTTTCCTATACCACCTATATATAAATACATATATACCTCTTTTATACTCTCTATACTATTTACTTATATATAAAATACCCCAATACCCCATAATATATAAAAAAGTAAGTATATATCAATGTTTTTTATATGTGAATTTTTCTGAATCACATAGGGTATTAGGGGTATGATGGTATCGTTTTAAGGACTATTATTTAAATAGTGAAAAATACGCAAGTGGTGTTTGTGGTGTTTTAAAACGCCATAAGTTGTGTACCCCTCTATTTCTTGACCAAAAACCACTGTTTATGTATCAACTTCAGTTCGCAATCCAAGCCACCACGCTCCTTGAAATAATCAATTGCACCCTTCAGATTCTTGTAGAAGGTATTTCTCCCCGCCACTCTGTATCTGCATTTTTCACACCATTCTGTATATATCTCATGCACTCTGTTGGCCTTCATCGATGTAAGAGTCATGCCGTTATCGACCCAGTCAAACTCGTTGAGGAATTCGACAACGTGGTTGCTCTCGATGACAAACTCATATTCCAAATCCTTGTCTTCATCTATCTCGCTAAACTTGTAGCCGTTCTCAATCAGTCTGACATAACCATCAATGCTCCATCGCAATACTGCTGGCAGTACATCATCACTTGCTAGAAGGGTATCTAATCCCGGTATTGCTCTGAATACATGGATATCATCAACTCTTGACTCATCTGATGTGAATGTGTTAGCGAACTTATGCTTCGTGCCTTCGAATCGTCTTAGCCATCCGCCGTTCGATTTATTCGCTCTTGGTAGTTCATTGCAGTCGATGAATATCTTGCATCTAGGCTTGAACTCGATACGCGGCTTTCCCTTCACGTCTGTGGATATGACATCATTCGATGTGATAGCCTTGAAGATAGGCTCTGCCTCCTTGATATCGCTTGTCGCTTCATGACAGAAGTTGACGTATTTGCCAAGCAACTGCAATGTATCGAAGCGTCCTCCAAGACGGCTCAGTTCTAACGTACTGCATAGTCTGCCATCGCCTAGCAGTGCACTTAATACCTTTGTAAGCACGCTCTTTCCATTGCTTCCAGTCCCATAGAACAGATAAGCCTTATCCTGTATGCTGTGTTCCATGAACACCGAGCCGAAGTACTCCGCAAATCGCTTGATTAGTTTCTCGTCATTGCTTGTGATGCTGTTCAAGAAGTCATCCCAATCTTGACTGTATGCATTCTCTCTGTACTCGTAGTTCAGCACATAATCATTGAAGTCATCTGGGTTACGCTTTCTAGTGAATTTGTAGTAGCCATCGAACGGATTCTCTGTGAAATAGAGTGTGCCATTCTTGAGGTTCAGACAGTTCACTTGGTTTGGCAGAGTATCATCATATACGATGGTTCTCACCTTGTTGAGAATTGCTGATTCGAGATTATACGATACATCGAACATGTTCATGATTCCCTGTCTAATGAGTGCATCATCGCATCTGCTCCAGTAAGTGCCATTATAACGATAGAATCCTAAAGAAGGATTACAGCGCAGTCTATAGTCGTAATTGGCGATGAACTCATGAGCATATTCATCGTTCGTCTTGCCCCTTGATAATTCTCGTCTTATTTCCTTCATTTCCTCGCCGTCAGCACCCAGATTCTCCTTGGCATACTGCAATATGGCTTTCTTCTTAACACGGCTCATATAAGGGCTGTGAGCCTTGTAGACATATTCCATCAGTTCATCCATATCTGATATAGTAGTCTTCAGATACCATAATGTGCCGTCTACTGCGTACTGCTCTAGTAGCATACTAGGCGAGATGCCAGCGCAGTAGCAGTCGCTCACATCCTTGCCGTATTCTCTAGGAATGTTGACTATATCGAACGGAATATTGTGCTCGAATAACTGCTTTGCAGTCGCTATCGTGAACTGCACGCCTCTTCCATCATTGTCATAGCAGATAGCCACACGTTTGAATTTCTTGGCAATCTTGCATAGATATTCCGTCTGCCTGTTTGACAGTCTTGTGGCGCTTGAGAGAACCCTGTATCCCTCTTGATAGAAAGTCAAGAAATCGAATACACCTTCTGCAATGACGATTGTATCATTGTCTGTATATGTCTCACTTCTGTTGAGCGTATCAAGACCATAGAGCGTATTCTCCTTGAATGCTTCCTCTAGATATGGCTTCTTATATTTAACGACATCATACTGGCTTCTGTTTCTAGCGCAGTAGTAGACGCAGTTGTTATTCTTGAAGATAGGGATGATGATACGTGGTACATCTACCATCTCGCCGTTAGGCGCCTTCTCCTTGAATGTGTGGCTTCCTATATACAGATTATTGATGGTACTGTCATTTATCTTTCTCTGATGCAGATAATCTATATCATCATCTGTAAGGTCATTATGCCACTGTAATATCGCATTGTTCCATTCTCTGTAGTTCTGCTTGTATTCTGTATCGTTGAATGCCAGATTAAAGCGACTGCACATATCCTTGAATGCCATAGACTTATCACCTTCATACTTAGCATACGCAAGCATGTCTGTGACATCACCACCGACACCGTCACTGAATGAGAACCATGAGTCCTCGCTCACCATGACACTGTTAGGGTTATGCCCTTCATGGATAAAAGAGGGGCAACGATATGTGCCCCCGTTCTTATGCAGTTCTATGCCTAGTTCTGTAGCAAGTTCAACGCAGTTTATATTCTGTTTTATTTCGTCATACAACTTCATAATAATCTATATCCTTTCCTATGAATTCCTTATATCTCTCCACATCTAAGACATCACTCAACTGTATCTCCCCTCTGTCAAGTTGCTCTCCTAGCCTTTTAAGTTGTGTGTTGAGCGTCACTTTATTTAGTGCTAAAAGGCACGTTATTCTTCAAATTAAATGAAAAAGGCATTACAGAGAATATGAATCATTTCTATTCATATTATTTGTAATGCCTTTTTATGTTATT